CAAAAATATTTTTCATGACTAGTCTCTTTAGAGCAGTATTGATAACGATGTGTTATCTATAAATACTGCGTGTAATGCTCACATTAGTTATACTAACATAAGCATTAACCGCAGAATTCATTGAGTTAAGCCAGTGGAATGAAATTATTGATTGAAGGATTACTAGAAATACCTGCACTTCTGGCATTTCTTGGTTTATAACTTATCTCATGATGAATACAATCTGGTGGGCATATCTCCTGTAGTTTATTCATAAATAATGGACCATGTTTAGCATATGGTCCTGCTAATGCATGAGACATTTCATGGCAGATATACCATATCTTTTCAGTGATATCTCTGTTTGAAATAACCCATACAGGAATTGTGATTACTTTACCATCATAATGGCAGTATCCCCTTTGTTGATTAACTGCGCAGAACTTCCAATCCTGCGCCATTAGTTTACGGGCGATATCTTTAACTGATGTAGGCACATCCTTGAACATTAGCTTATTATGTTCCTTAGATATGCTTTTAGGTTTATATTGTGGCGGTGGAATATCATTCATCCTGATGATATCTATTGGCATGATTAGGCTCCGGTTAATACCATTCAGGACGAATTAGATTACCATTAAGATAAAATTCTTGATCTGAGTAATCTTCAAAACTAGCTTCCATTTGTGAATTATATTGAATGATCATGATAAGATTCCTTTACTTTTTTAGATTAAAAGAATAGGTAACTGGACTGCTGGACTGCCAGACTACACCCCCCACCCGGTCAGGTCAATGGGGGCATGAGGATAATCTAAGGTAGTGCTTATTAAGTAAGCTCATGCCTTAAGGGGTATAAATCCATACCCTTCTAAAATTTAATAATTGAAAAAGGTAATAGATAAGATTATATATACAGATTAGATTGTGCAGTGAGTGCTCGGCAGTGGGACAGGGGGGTATCAATGGTCCAGCGGTCCAGCAGTCTATTTAAGTATATTTTCCATTGTATCGGGTGCATATAACTAGCTGACACAATGGAAAATGCCCCAATTAAGGGGCACTGATAGTATCGAGTGACTGGTATCAGAGTGCTACAAAATCCTCAGATACTTTGGGTTTCGCCATTTCATTTAATCGTGCAGTCAGTTTTTGACCGATACCTGATTCATCAGATGATGCATCAATCACAGTCAGGCATGATTTAATCTGTACTGGCGTGAGAATGGTTTTTCCACCTGCCAACATGGATAGAATGTCACGATATACCTTTACATTCTTATCAATCACTTTCGATTGATCCTCATTTGGCTCATCAAAACCCAGTTTTTCTGCCATCAGGACAAAAACATTATCAGCGCAAACACGATCGAACCATGTTTCAATATCCGCTTTCTTGAGTCGATCACCTGCTGCCTCCGATTCCAGATAACTGATGACTGCCTCAATTGAGATATCTGTGTCAGTGACAATACTAAGTGAACCATCGGCCGACTCATACAGCGATTTAATGATGCCATCTTGAGCACTCTCAATCATGCTGCCAATATATGGCAGGAGTGCAGTGACATTCTCAGTGATATCTGTCGGGTTAACGTGAGGCACAGATACTGCAATGCTAGGATATTTTGCGGGAGTTTTCTTTGTGCTTTTATACCCCACCTTTGCCAGTCGCTGACCAGAAAGCGGATTGGTATTGCCAGCGACAAAGGGAACAACATCATGGGCAGTGGAAACATTGGACATTTTTAGACTCCGGTAATGAATGAATGGAATAACCGATTGATTATCCCCATATAACCCCGATATTGCACAGAGTTATATAGTGAGAATCAGTCTAGATTGATTACGAATTGAACATAAGCACTGGACATATCATAGAATTCAATATGCCCGTAATCTTCGCTTTTGATATGTTCGATATCCCTGATACTGAAATAAGGGCCTGAAATAATCTTAAAATCTTTACCATTAACCCAATCGTCCTTCGATACTTTGCGACCATAGGCGCCAGTAACCTGCAAGACCCCGTTAGAATTAAACCCTGACATATAACCCCCTATAACTAAATAAACTAAACAACAACAACACCGAGAACACCAATTACACCACATAAACCTGTTGCGTGCTCACAACAAATGGAAACAAAGTGTAACAGTGTTGCACCCTGGGCAACCCGGCCAAGTGTGTAAGTGCTAACTTACTTATCCTGTCCTGGCCAGCTCAGACTTAGAGAAGTGAGTGCTAACTAACTTAGCCACCCCCCGGAACTTTTTTTAGGTTTCGTTGGCGACCCTTTCCTAAAGACATCTCCTAATTTTGCTAAACTTTTCCTAATTTCCACCATCCCTGCTAATTTCCACCACTGCGCGTAACAATCCCTCATGCATCTTTCCTAACCCCATGCTATCCTAGCACCCATGAATACCCTAACTTCCACTCAAGAGCGCGCCCTATCTCTTTTAGGTAAGGGTGTATCTCCGGAACAAACTGCACTTGCCTTAGGTGTAACTCCTTCTGCAATATCGCAGCTTTTATCCGAAGAAGAGTTTGCTGAGGAAGTAGCTAAACTTAGATTCACTAACTTAGCTAAGCATTCTGAGCGGGATGAAAAAGCTGACCTCTTAGAAGATGCACTTTTGGAAAGAGTAAAGGATTTGCTACCTTTTATTTCTCGCCCACTAGAAGCTGTGCGCGCTTATCAAATTATAAATAGTGCAAAGAGGCGCGGTCAATCTACTCCGGAAAGTATAACTGCGCAGAATGAAGTAGTCCAGCTAGTTATGCCTGTACAAATTATTAACCAATACACTGTAAATAGTCATAACCAAGTTATAAAAGCAGGTGAAAAAGATTTAATTACCATGCAGTCAGGTGGTATGCAAAAATTTTTAGCAAAAAACAAAGGACCTCAGGATGTCAAATCACTCCCTAGCCCAGCAGAAAGTATTGGAAGCAGCAGCTAAGAAAGCTCAATTAGTTGAGAAGAACAAAGAAGCTGCTAAATTACACTTACTAGCTATGCAATCTCTCCTTCGTAGAATGTCTACTAAATAATGGCCGCCCAAATATCTTCAGGTATACCATTATCTGACCAACTTGGTCTAGATACGTCATCAATTCCTGAACCAGAAGAGCCATCATTTAAGGAAGCTGCATTCAAGACTGCCGATATTCAAGAGCATGCTAAAACATCTCTTGATTTCCTGGCAGCTCTTGCCATGCCTACAGTTTTTAAGTACTTATTCCCTACAGTATTCAAACAAATATGGGTTTGGCTTGTATCCTACGCTGGTAAAGTACGTGATTTTTCCCAACTTGCGATTGGACTTCCACGCGGGTTTGGAAAAACCATGCTTATAAAGATTTTCATTCTTTACTGCATATTATTCACTAAGAAACAGTTCATTCTTATAATTTGTGGTACTCAAACTAAGGCTAATAATATCATATCCGATATTGTTGGTATGCTCAATGAGCAGAATATTAAAAGAGTATTTGGTAACTGGCAATTAGGTGCTGAAACAGACAGGCAGGATCTAAAGAAGTTCGGGTTCCGTGGAAGAAACATAATTCTAATGGGAGCTGGCGCAGGTTCAGACATTCGCGGCATAACATTAGAGAATGTGCGCCCGGATATTATGGTATTTGATGATATTCAAACCAGAGATGCAGCTGATTCTGAAGTAGTTTCTAATAATCTAGAGACTTGGATGATTGGTACTGCAATGAAAGCTAAGTCTCCGGAAGGCTGCTTATTTATATTCATTGCTAACATGTACCCAACTAAGCATTCACTGCTTCGTAAATTAAAACATAATCCTACATGGGTTAAGTTCATTGCCGGTGGAATTCTTAGCGATGGAACTTCACTGTGGGAAGAACTACAACCTATTGAGCAGTTATTAAAAGAATTCGAGAATGACTTATCTATGGGTAAGCCCGAAATCTTTTATGCTGAGGTACTTAATGATGAGAATGCTTCAGTTAATAGCTCAATTGATATATCTAAGATACCTGATTGCCCATATGAACCTGAATTTCAATTTGGGCAGCATCAAGGTAACTTTATAGTAATAGACCCTGCCACAGATAAAGCTAATGCCGATAGCGTATCTATTGGCTACTTTGAAGTATGGGATGGTGTACCTGTTTCTAGAGAAATTGTTGAAGGCAGACTATCCCCAGGTGATTCTATAGATGAATCCCTTAAACTGTGTTTCAAATACAACTGCTCTTTGGTAGCTGTAGAGAGTAATGCATACCAGTACTCCCACTTATACTGGTTTAACTACATCTGCAATCAGAGAGGTATTATAGGAATTAACTGTGTAGATGTATACAGCGGCCACATGAGTAAGAATAGTAGAATTCTTAGTATGTTCAAAGGCCTCTTAGCTAAAGAACAATATTTATCTAAGCAAGTATATGCTCAAGTGATATCACAAGTTACCTCCTTTAATTACCTAAAAACAAATAACGTAGACGGCATACTGGACTTATTAACCTATGCCCCGAAAGTTATTGAGATGTATGGACAGTTCCTAATATCTCAATTAATCCTGGAGCAACAAGAAATAGACGGTATGGAAATATTAACTGAAGCGGATACATCACCTTTCTAATATGACAAACGAAAATCACGATATCATGCAGAAAGTTACAATCATAAGCCTAGGCATCTTAGGTTCTTGGACGCTACAAGATATAAGTTTGTGGATGGCTGTAGGTTCTGGTCTTATAGGTATAATCTATGGTATTGTTCAGATAGCTAAACTTCTTAGAGAATGGTACATTAAAGAACGAGACAGGAATAAAACTAATGGCTGGTGAGGTTGAAGCTAGGGCAGTTGAAACACTTAGATCAAATCCTGGTTTACGTTATAGGCTACCTACATCTTACTATGATGTACCTCTAGATAAACTAATCATGGACCCCAAAGCAGTACCCAAGGTAACTGATGATCCTAAAGTCCGTGCCATACTTGATTATATGGCAAGCAACCCAGAGTTTGGTAAATAACTGAAAGCAACCAATGGCAGCCACCCAATCATTCCCACTAACTAAGAAGTCCCAGGAAGGTCTTATACAATATCATCGCACTGTATCAACTCTAGTAGAGAAGCAGTGGAGAATTAAAGATCAGATGCGTAAGATTGATTTAGCTTACCTTCGTGAGCAAGATCAAACTACGGAGAACCAGCGGGCTAAGATAGCTAATCGTTATGGTGATGCTAATAAATATCAGAACGTAACTATCCCAATCATTAAGCCTCAAGTTAAGGCGGCGGTAGGTTACCAATCTTCAGTATTCCTTACTGACTATCCGCTATTTGGTGTGGTGGCTGATCCTATTTATCAAGATGCTGCTATGCAGATGCAGGCAGTTATTGAAGAAAACAGTATTCGCGGAGGTTGGGCGCGCGAACTAATGTTATTCTTTCAGGACGGATTTAAGTACAATCTGTCAGCTTTAGAAGTATCTTGGGAAAGAATAGCTGTTGCGCAGATTGAAACAGATATCTCTTATAAAACCGGTATTGAGGGTAAGCCCAAGCAGATTATCTGGCAAGGTAATAAACTAAAGCGCTGGGATCCATATAATACTTATTTTGATTCTCGCTGCGATCCATATCTAATTCCTACTGAAGGCGAGTTCTGTGGGCATACTATGCTCATGTCTAGAACTGCACTAAAGAATTACATTGCAGCTCTAGATACTAAGATTATAGAGAACGTAGTTCTAGCATTTGAATCTCCTTCATTGCTGAATATGGCTACTTCTGGTGGATCTTCCCAAGGTGCCTATGGTTCTTCTTACTATCTTCCATCATTAAATCCTGACGCCTTCCTTGACCCAATTACTGCTGATTCCATTGATTGGATGTCTTGGATTGGTCAAGGAGATTTCTCTTCTAGAAAAGGCGCGCAAGAAATTAACTACAGAGGACTTTACGAAGTATCTGTAGAATATGTACGTCTAATCCCTAGTGATCTATCAATTAGAGTTCCTGCACAGAACACTCCACAAGTATGGAAACTTATCATTATCAATCATTCTGTGATAATTTATGCAGAGCGTCAGACAAATGCCCACGAAAAGATACCTGTATTTTTTGGGTGCCCTGCGGAGGATGGGTTAAGTTACCAGACGAAATCTTTAGCACAGGACGCAGAGCCTTTTCAGCAAGTTTCCTCAGCCTTAATGAATTCGGTAATAGCTTCACGGCGCAGAGCTATCACTGATAGGGTATTGTATGATCCTTCACGAGTTTCTGAAGCACAAATAAATTCTGCTAACCCTTCAGCTAAGATTCCAGTTAGGCCTTCAGCTTACGGTAAACCTGTTAGTGAATCTGTGTATGCTTTCCCATTCAGGGATGATCAAGCTGGCATAGCCTTCCAAGAGATTCAAGCTATTGTTCAGTTTGGTAATGTACTTAACGGACAGAATCAGGCGCGCCAAGGTCAGTTTGTTAAAGGCAATAAAACAGATGGCCAGTGGGAATCCACTATGGCTAATGCTACATCTAATGATCAGCTAACCGCGCTACTGTACGAATCTCAAGTATTCACTCCTGTTAAAGAAGTTCTGAAGATAAACATGCTTCAGTACCAAACACAGGGTACTATATATTCACCCTCGCAGGGTAAGGATATACAGGTAGATCCCTTAGCACTTAGAAAAGCTGTACTTAATTTCAAAGTAACTGATGGTCTAGTACCTAAAGAAAAGGTTATCGCATCTGATGTACAGCAGATGGCTATGCAAGTTATCGGAGGATCTCAGGCTTTGGCGCAAGGATATAACATTGCTCCCATGTTTTCCTATCTGCTAAAGACTCAGAACGTAGACTTCAGCCCATTTGAAAAGTCACAACCTCAGATAGCATATGAGCAAGCAGCAAATAACTGGTCTCAACTAGCACAACTTGCAATCCAAAAAGGAGCGCCATTTAACGTACCACAACCAACTCCAGAACAGTTTGGCTATGATCCTAACCAAGCAGATCCTTCTAACCAATCCGGATTACAAACTTCACAAACTCAATAATGGCAATACTCAATACACAAACATCCTTTGTATCCTGGATACTTACTCCTGAGGAAGAAGCACAGGGTAGTGTTTTTTCACTTACTCAGAAGCAATTAATCCAGAATCGTATAGCTGTACTAGCTGAAGAAAAGCTAGCACTTACCTATGATCCTAATGAACCAATGAAGTTTCTTCAAACAGAAGCAGAACTTCAAGGTCAGATTGGTATACTAAAATACCTTCTAACCATGTCCCAAGATGTAGAAGCTATGTCAGGTAATGCTGAAATAACTTCTAATGACTCTAATTCTTTTTAACTTTCAGGAGAAATAATCATGGCCGGTCAAGTAATGAATGCTATTCAGAAGATTTTTGGTAACCCTGCTCAGGAATCGCAGTCTACACAGCAGACTATATCAAATAATCCTGCACAAAATTCGCCTCCGCAAAGTACTGAAGTATCTCCGAAAACTGCGGGTAATGGCACTGTGCCTGAGGGCTCTAATAAAGAATCCCCTGAGGACAAGTTCTCCAAATTATGGGAACCTAACACCACTGAATCAAAAGGCGACACCCAAGATTCTGATGGAATTACTCCTCAGCAAATGATGGAAGCTGCAAGTAAGGTAGACTTTACCAAGCATGTGACTCCTGAAGATATGCAAAAGATTGCGGCTGGTGGAGAGGATGCAGTAAAGACCTTGATGCTTGTAATGAATAAAGCTAATCAAGGAACTTACGCTCAATCAATGCTTGTAACTAACAAAATGATTGAGAAGTATTTTGAGAAAGCTAAGGCGGATTTTGCTTCACAAGTTCCAGGCTTAGTTAAAAGGCAATCAGTTAATGAGACCCTTCTCAAAGATAACCCAGGATTTAACGATCCAGCGGTAGCCCCTGTAGTAAGAATGATTCAATCACAACTAGCCGATAAGTATCCAAACGCTTCAGCCGATGAACTTCAGCAAATGGCTAAGGAATACTTTACCGGAGCAGCAAGTAAGTTATCACCGCCTAAAAAATCTAAGACAACTGAGTCGGATACACAGACGGATGATTGGGATGACTGGGTTCAAACTTAACAAAGGGCTATCATGCTATTTAAGCGTTCTCTCATAGAAGCAAATTCTTCTATGCCATCTAAGCTTCGTGCTGGTGATGGTATGGTCGAAAACTGCGCAATTACTGAAACTGTTATTAACGTCAACCATACTCTCACTGTTGCAGATATGGCTTCGGGTATTCTTTACTACAGTGCTTTAAGTGCTGGACGTAACGCAACTACGCCGACTGCCGTACTTATTCTTGCAGCCGCACCAGATATGGATATCGGAGATAGTTTTAGTTTCCGAGTGGTTATCCAAGATGCATTTGCACTTACCTGGGTAGCTGGAGTTGGCGTAACTCTGCGGGGTAGAACAACTACTGCTGCTTCTAGTTCATCTGTCATCACCGTAGTTAAGACCTCTGAAACTACTGTCGACTGGTTTGTTGGTTAATTTAAGGAACTAAAATGACTACTGGTATTTTTAATACGGGCGCGTTTACGCAAGACCTAGAAGCTAAGTCATTTGCAAGAATGATTACTCGCCTAATGCCGCAAGGCCAGGCACCGCTTTTTGGTATGACATCTTTCCTGGGAGTAGAAACTGCTGTTCAAGTAGAGCACGGCTTTTTTACCAAGACTATGTTATTCCCACTAATGACTCTTAGTGGAGCTATTGCAGATGGTGTAATTAACATTTTCAATTTAACCACTACTGAGAACCTAGTTCCTGGTATGCTGTTTAGAGCTGAAAGTACTGGTGAAGTAGTTCTTCTAAACAGTGTTCTGTCTGGCACTCAAGTTAACGTAACTCGTGGTATTGGTAGCACTCCTGCCGCTATTGCAGATGGTGTTAACATGTACCAGACGGGTTCTGCTTTTGAAGAATCTTCGCTGCGTCCTAATGCTCTGGGAATTAACACTGTCCGAATTACTAACCTAACTCAAATCTTCCGCAACTCTTGGGGAGTTTCAGGTTCTGCGCAGGCCACGCAAGTTATTGCTGGTGAAAGTACTGTTGCAGAAAGCCGTATGGAATGTTCTGCGTTCCACGCTGCTGATATTGAGAAGGCTTTATTCTTCGGCACTAAGAGTCAAGGTACTAGAAACGGCCAACCGTTCCGTACTATGGATGGTCTGAGATCTATTGTAGGTAATCTAGCCTACTATCCTCCCAGCTATGCTGCAGTTAACATTAATGCTGCCGGTGGTACGACTAACTTTACCCAACTAGAGACTCTGCTAGATCCGGTATTTAACCAAGCTACTGATCCTAAGGTAGGTAATGAGCGTGTGCTATTCGTAGGTGGTACTGCTAGAAAGGTTATCAATAACATTGGTCGCCTGAATAGTACGTACTATATTCAGAATGGTGCTACTTCTTATGGCCTACAGTTTGGTCAATTCAACATTGCACGCGGTACTTTCCGTATGATTGAACATCCTCTGTTCAACAGCAATGCTGACTGGAGCAAGTATGCTTTTGCAGTTGATCTTTCTACCTTCAAAGCTGCCTATCTAGGTGGCCGCAGAACTAAGAAAGAAGACATCATGGATGGTAATGGCATTGATGCTGTCGGTGGTTCTCTGACAACTGAGGTAACTTGTGTTGTTAAGAACCCGCCTGCTAATGCGCTGATTACTAACCTAACTGCGGCAGCCGCTGGCTAATCCTCCTGAGGGAATAGTTTCTTGTAGGGTTCTATTCAAAAACCTTACTCTAACCCCTCTCAGGAGAACTCATTATGTCCGATACCCAATCTAAAAAGCATCTATTCTTCAGTCACTCCAAGTCAATTAACTATGCCTTCAAAAAAGGTGGCGTAGCTTCTTTTAGATTTGGTATGTTTGCTACTAGCAAAGAAGAAGAAATTGAAGAACTTACTGCTGAGATTAAAGCAGGTCATTCTTCATTCTTCATTGATCCTAATAAGCCATACATGACTGAGGAAATGGAAGATCCAATGAAGGCTCTGCGCACCAAGATTATTGCAGAGCACATGGCTTCTTTAGCTCATAGCACTAACCCTGAAAATGATATGGGTAAATCTGATCAAGGCGCTTTTAGGGCAGAAAATACTAGAGATGTAGCTAGTGTTGCTGCTGGCGGAGATGCTACTCAAAATGCTGCTAAGCTAGTTGCTTTAGCTAAAATTCAGGCTTCTGGAGCTAAGTAATGACACTGACTGAATTGCGGCAAGAGGTTTACACGCTAACTAATAGGCCGGATCTGGTTAATGAAACCTTAACTGCAATTCGGTCAGCCACGCTTAAGTTACACACGCTAGATTATTTCTATAAAGATATATTTGAGACTGGAATAACCTTTCCAGATCCTGGCTATCTTCAACAACTAGAGTATAGAACAGTAGTTCCTCGTTGGCGTGCACTAAAGTATCTGCGTAAAACAGACGTATCGGCTCACCAAGATGGAGAGTTTCTAACTGTCCTCTCAATTCCAGAGATGGTTGAGGACGATTATAAGCTCAATAGAAATAACGTATGTTATGTAGCAGGTCAAGTAGTGCAAATAAGGTCTTCGGACCTTTTACAGTATGCGCTTCTAGGTTGCTACATATACCCAGATATCACTGAAGCTGACTATGATTCATGGATTGCATTAGATCATCCATATGCTATCGTATTTGAAGCTGCCAGTAAAGTCTTCAAGATAATTGGGGATACTGATCAATTCAATGCCTTCACTCAACTAGCAAGAGAAGAGGCTGCTATGATCTCCATGAGTAACATTCAAGCTGTGGGATACTAAATTATGACTGCATCTATATGGTTTCCAGGTTCTCCTATATCTGTATTAGACAGAATACTTAGAGTACCTATTGGTGAGCAAGTAACTGATGTACCTGCATTAGCTGAGCGCGCACTTAAAACATTAGCTTTTGATGCGCTAGGTAATCCTATTGCACTTGCACCAATTCCTGGCCCTAGAGGACCTACTGGGCCTAAAGGAAATAAAGGAGACACAGGTGCAAAAGGTGACCCAGGTAACTATCTAGGTTTTGATCTAATAGGTGCTAGTACTGATATTGCTGATCGTCCAGTTAGTGCAAGTGATGGAGAAGCTTGGGGTCTATTAGTTGATGATACTATTCGTGTATACATCTGGTTTGATGGTGCATGGTATGATGCTGGAACAATTACTAGTAGCGTATCTGTACCTGCTGCTGGAATATTCTATGTAACTAAAGGAGGTTCTGATTCTAACTCAGGCCTATCTTTAGATAATCCACTTCTAACTATTAATGCTGCTGTAGATGCTGCAATAGCTTTAGGTACTCCTTGTGCTATTAGTGTTTATCCCGGCGAATATGAAGAAGCAGCGGAGATATCTGTACCAGACAATTGTGCTATAGTAGGTGCACTTGGTCAGTTCCTTACTAAGGTAGTTCCTACTAGCGGAGATGAACAAAAGAACATGTTCCTAGTAGGGAGTGGTTGTTATATTCAGGGGTTTTCCTTTAGTGGAATGCAGATAGATGACTTTGATGACCCAACTGGGGGCTTTGCAGTAGCTTTTCGCCCAGATGCTTTAATCATACGTTCTCCTTATATCAGAGATATATCACAAATTAGCAACTATCCTGCTACTCAGATAGCTCCTGCTAATGATGTAGCTGATGCTAATCCTTCAGTTGGTGTAGGTGGTGGTGTACTTCTAGCAGATAGAAGTGTATTAGATCCTAATAGCATCTTTCCTTACATGCTAGCTTTCGGTGCAACTCCCCGCTCACCTAATGGAATGGGCTATGTAGCAAAGAATGGCGCGGGCATTAACGGTATATCCTCTATATCAATCTTTCAGCGTTACGGATTCTATGCACTAAATGGTGGGCAGATCACGCTAAACAATAGTGGAACTCAGTTCGGTGACTACTCTATGTATGCTAAGGGTAGCATGGATGTAGTTATACCTTCAGTTTCTACTGAATCATTACTAGAGTCTGGAGCTGCGGGTACATTATTAGAAGATAATAGTGCAGATATTGTAGATACTGTTTGGTCAGATCTAGTATCTAATGGTTATACTGCTGGATGGCCGGCCGAAGCTGAAACATTTACACGCAGAGATGCAGCTAACCTTATTCAAGCTATAGCTTTCGATATGTTTAGTGGAACACAAACTTCTACTCAAGCATTTGGTATGGGACTATACACATATGATGCTACTCCAGTATTTAATGTGTCATACAAGACTGCATTCTTAGCTTCTTTTGGCTACCTACACACTGCCATAGAAACATATGTTACTGATACTGCACAAAGAACTGCTATTAGTGGGTTAATTGATCTAGTAACTGAGATGGTAGATACACCTAACATTGCCCAGTTTGGATCACTTATTGAAAGCTTAGGTCATCAGTTTAACAATGCAGGTGCCGGAGTTAACGTAAATGCCTTACCTACTAACTTCCGTAGACCGGGAACTAACAGAGATGTTACCTTCACAGTCCTACAAGATACTGGAGGTAGAGTAAGATGGTCAGGTGCTGATGAAAAGAACAATCAATACTTTGCTGGCGGCACGCGAATTAACGGACTAACTGGCAAACTAGAAGGTAGACCTTTTACTGCTAGTGTTAGGCAAATTGCAAGACGTATAGCTAACTCCAGAGGATTCTTCTAATGACTACTGTAACTACTTCACAAGCGCCGACAGCTAAACCTGTAGGTGTATCTCTTGAACTTACTACTGCATACCAGACAATCATAGCAGTTCCTGATTATCTTATTCCAGTAGCCGGTAGTACTGATCCAACTGAAACTAGAACTGCGCCAGGTGTAGCAGAAGTTAGCTCCCCCTTGTTACTTACCAATAAGGATTCAGTGAGTAGAACTGTCTCAGTTAGGATTACTCGGGCCGGAGGTGGCTCATTTATTTTAGCTAATGCCTTAGTAGTTGAACCCTATGATGTAGTCATTTTCCCACTTAATGGACAGTTCCTACAGACTGATGATGTGCTACAAGTGCTAGCTTCAGCTAATAGTGCTGTAGATGCTACTATTAGTTATACCATAGGCCAAGCGGAGGAAGATGATGTTATCTAAAACAGCTATGAGTAGGCAGGCTCTGGGTCACGGTAAACGTGTATCTTTACCTATTCCCTATGATCCAGTAAGGCATAAAGGTTTTAGTGTCATAGGTACTGACAATAACATGTATGTCAGTAATGGTACAGCTTGGATTCAAATATATACATTTGATCCTGATGCTCCACCAATCACTGCACTTACATCTTCCATAGAATTTACTGTAGGTTCTGGTGGAGACTTCCCCAACCTAAACGCAGTATTTGAATATTTGTCAGTATTTCAACCTTACTACCGAGCAGATTGGCCCACTGCTGGAACTGCCACAGTTATAGTTCGTATACTTAGCGGTACTGTCCTAGCAGAACAGCTTAGTTTTATCAACCAAGATATGAGTTGGGTATATATTTATGCAGATGATGCAACTGTAGAAGTTGATCCAACTGCACTAGAGATAGCTACTTCCTACGTTGATAGAGAGCATGCACTATTCTTTTCTCTAGGTACGGCACTACCCAACATCACTGGTATTACTTTTACTTTAGGTGTTGGTACTATTCCTCAAGACCCAGGCCTAATTTCACGGATTGGTGCATACACACCTAAATCAACATGCTTTTCTGTGCGAGATGGTAGCCGAATCAGTATGG